ATCTACAAAATAACAAGTCCAACCAATAGAGTTTATATAGGTCAATCTAATGATGTTAGAAGAAGAATATTAACTTATCTTGAACCTAAAGGAGGTTTATCACAAGTTAGATTAAAAGCTTCATTTAATAAACATGGTATTGACCTACATAGTCTTATTATACTTGAAGAATGTGAAGAAAATTTGTTAAATGAAAGAGAAAGATACTGGCAGGAACAGTATAATGTACTTAGTAAATCAGGACTTAACTGTAAAATGACAACAACTTTAGATAAATCAGGTGTATTAAGTGATGAAACAAAAAAATTGATTGGTAGTAAAACTAAAGGAACTACTAAAACTTGTCAGTCTATTATGAAAAAAGTTTATCAGTATGCAAAAGATGGTACATTTTTACAAGAATATGTCTCATTAAGAGAAGCTGAAAGACAAACTGGAATACATGCTTCATCTATTGGACATTCTATTAAAGGTAAAGGTTATTATAAATCTGCTGGTGGTTATCTATGGAGTTATTCTAAATTAGAAACTCATAATGGATATATAGGGCAAGTAGGCAAAATGGTTCAACAATATACTTTAGATAATATGCTAATACAAGAATTTGAATCAATTTGTAGTGCAGCAAAACAACTTAACATAAGTAAATCAGGCATCATCAGGTGCTGTAAAAGTAAACAAAAACAATGTGGTGGATTCACTTTTAAATACATAACAAATGAAAATATTTAAAGAATTAAAAAAACTTGGTTACAAACATTATACAGAACACACTATTGAAGAGTTAGACAATTTACCCTTAAACTCTGAAGAAAGAATAATGGAACAAGCTTTAGTTTTTAGATGGTTTAGAGAGAAACATAAACAAGACTCTTTAGTTATTCCAAGTGGAGATTCAACAGGTAAAACAAATGGATATTACTATGAAATAGTATTTGATTTTTCTAAAGAAAATATTGAATCAGAAAGTTTTAAAACTTACGAAGAAGCAGAAAGTGCTTGTTTAGATAAACTAATAGAAATCTGTAAAACTAAAATCAATGAATAAAGAAACACTTGAAGAAGCTGCTGAAAATCATTTACAAAAATGGAGGTTGTTAAATAATATTCATTTATCTAATATACTACATGCAGAAAGATGTAAAAATGATTTCATAGCAGGTGCTAAATGGCAACAGAATATAGATGATAAGAAGTACACAGAAGAAGATGTATTATTTGCTTTTGTACACGGAGGAACAAAATTTGAAGAAAATAAAGATGCTAACAAGTTATCTGAAAACTTTAAAGAGCTTATAAGTTTACTAAACAAAATTAAATAATTAATAATATGACCATCATTCATGAAGTACAACAGATATTATGGGTAACCACCCCACATGGTGATGGTCAAGTATTGTTTATTATGGACTATGGTGTACATGAAAACACTATCTGGGTAGTAGCATTACAAGATACTAGTGAAATAAAACATTATAATACTACACAAATAAGATTGTGTTGGAACAATACATTAAACTTTAATTCAAATAAATAAAAAATATGAAAAAAACAATAGGAAGATTACTAATTTTAATATTACCATTTGCATTTTCCTCATTAGTAGGGATTATATCAGGTCAGTGGGAGCAGGCAATGTTTGCTGCTGCTTTTATAGATGTTATTTTAATTTTTGCAGTTATTGCTGTATGTATTTCAGAATATTTTTTTAATGATTAAATAATTAAACTATGACAAATTATGATAATTGGAAGTTAGCAACTCCTGATAATGAAGGAGATGTAATTAATATTGAATGCTCTGAATGTGAAGGATGGGGATTAATTAATGATTTTAATGATGAAGAAGAATGCCCTGAATGCAATGGAACAGGACTAATAGAAACTTAAAATGAAAAAAATATTATGCATATTAATGGTTATACTTATCTATGGGATGAGTACTACTAAAAAATCAGATAATGTCAAAACTATTGTATTACAACCTTATATTGGATTTCCAAAAACATATGTAGAATATGTAAAAAATAATTTATTACTTATTTATCCTAAAGTTATTGTATTAAAAGATATACCGTTACCAAAACAAGCATTTGTTAATAATAGAAACAGAGCTGATAGTTTACTTAAGTATTTGGAAATCAATTGTTTAAATAATACAACTATAGTAGGAATGACAAATAAAGATATTACCACCCAAAATGGAAAAATATTAGATTGGGGTATATTTGGATTAAGTAACATGCCTGGTAAAGTATGTGTTATTTCTTCTTTTAGAATAAAAGGTAATGTTTTAGATAAAGTATTTAAAACAGTAATACATGAATTAGGTCATACAGAAGGATTAGATCATTGTTCTATTCCTGGATGTATAATGGCAGATGCAAAAGGTAAAGATAATTTTAATAATGAAGATAATTTTTGTAATAAATGTAAAAATTATCTTATAAAAAGAAACTGGAAATTATGAAAGTAAATCTTAAAAAGTTAAGTTTAGAAAAAGAATATTTAAAAAGAGCTCAAAGTTTGCTTAGAAGTATTCCAGAGGGGAGACCTTTGGCAAGAAAACTTGATAATTTAATATCATTTATTAATAATATTGAAGTAGATCTTGAATTAGGAGGTGAATCTATAGTTGAATTGGATATGCCCAGATTAAAAGCTATTGAAGAACGTAATAAAATGTTAAATTTTCTTAATGAGGAGGATGATTAATGGCAAATATGGCTTATACAAGTATGTATGTTAAAATTGATTCTAAACAAATATTAAAAGCTTTTATAAAATTCATGGATAAAACCTATGGAGAAGGTTTTGTATATGGTTATGATAAAGATAATATACCTGAATTTCCTTATATTTTAGATTTTGGTTTTGATACTAAATGGGGTTTACCCAAAGCATTACTTAAAACAATAGTTGAAAAGTTTCCTACTATAGCTTGGAATGCAACAAGTGAAGAACCTGGTTGTTCTTATAGAGGAATAGCACATTATAGTCCTGGTATTGATACTCTTTGTGAAGATCAAGTTATTGTATTTTATGAAATAGGATTAGATGATAAATGGTATAGTTTAGAAACATTTTCTACAATATGACACAAAAAAATATGATGTTTACCGGCCACCTTAAGAAAGACAATGGTAAACTTGTTTATGTTTCTACTACAGGAAGTAAACAATATGAAGAGTTTGTTAAAGCATTACTTGATGGTCAATATGTAGATGTATTCTTTGATGCTAATAAAGATGATGGTACCTTGGCTCAATTAGCCAAGATCCATAAGTGTATTAAAGAATTAGCTACAGATACTGGTTCAACCTTTGAAGATATGAAATTTGAAGTTAAAAGAGCTGCTGGTCTTTGTGTTAAAAAAGAAATAAGTGGAGAACTCTATATGGTATGTAAATCCTTTAGTAAGTGTAGCAAAGAAGAACTAAGTTTAGCTATCCAGGCCATAATTGTAATAGGAGAAACTGTTGGTATTAACTTTCACTAGTACTTTTAGTTTCATTAGGATCATCAGGTATCTCAGTTTCAAACATTTTAGTAAGTTTTTGCTCTTCTGCTGATTTCTCTATACTAAAAACAAGTGAAGTTAATAGCATTATAGTTAATTCTTTTATATCTGATGCTTGACTATTATTTTTAATTTTTAGTTTTACATCAACATATTCTTTATCAGTTAAACTTTGTGTATACCCTAATAAAGTCTGAGATAATGCTTTATAAAAAGTACCACTAATTTTAACATCAATTAATATATCATTAGGAATTATAGGAAATGTTATTTTAGCCATTTGTTTAATTTTTAACAAAGATACAAATATTTTTAAAAATGATTGATTTAACCCAAATAAATTTAGAAGATGTAAAGTTTAAACTTTATGAAAAACTCAAACCTTCTGGTTGGGCAGATAAACTTAAAACATTTATATTAAGTGATGCTTTTGATTCAATACTAATACAACTATTATCTGAGGTTAAAGCAAATGAAAGATTTACACCAACTTTAAAACAAGTATTTAGAGCATTTGAAGAATGTCCCTATGATAACTTAAAAGTAGTAATGATTGGCCAAGA